TTATCAGAAACCAATTGAAGAAAATCTTTATCAGTTGAAACAATAACAACTTCATTACCTAAATCTGATTCATTATGTTTAGTTAAATATGCGATTGTATCATCTGCTTCAATACCATCATAAATCATTGTTGATACTGGAAGATAATCTAATATATCATTTAACCAAACAAATTGTTGTTTCATAGATAATCTCTCCTCTTCCTCATCCATCATACCTTGATATTGACGGTTTACTCTAAATCGGTTCTTTTCTCTACCAGCTTTATATCCTTCGTGGATTTTCTTTCTGGATTTGGAACCATCTTTACCATCAAAAGTTACAATACATCGGGTTGGATTGAATTCTCTAATTTGGTATCCAATAGATTTGAGGGAGCCAATCACCCCACCCGTATGGTCACCATCCTCATTCATTGTGGGGTTGGTTGTCCAACTTCGGATGAAGGTGTTTAGTCCATCAATAATTAAAACCCTACTATTCCTTTCTCGAAGATGATTAGTCTTATGTTCCTCACTCACTTCGTTGAGGATATCTTTGTAGAGTCCTTTCATTATGTAGTTGTTGTTGTATAAGTGATACCTTCACCACCAAAATATTCTTCAATGGTTTCTAATCTATCATTTGCATCTACCAACATTTGTAATGCTGATTCTGCATTTTCATAGAAATCACCAGTTGAGTGGTCTCCAATTCCAGCAGGATGCTTTTCCAACAACTCCAAAGTAAGGAGTGCTTTCGCTCTATCTGCTTGCGCAGATGCTTTTAACATTTCTTTTAATTTACTCATAACTTATTATTTTTTTTAATCTTCTACCACTTCAGCACCTTCAGTATCTAACTTATGTGCTTCGATATCTTTTGAATCTGATTTGTATTGTAAGATAGTTGCTTCACAAATCTTTTTATAGATTTGTTCTTTAACATCTTCTCTATCTTCCATCAAATCAATAAAATCCTTAGATTGGAACTTTATTTCTTCTCCAGTATCCGTATCAATGTAAGTGTACCAAGCACCAGCTTGCTTCAACAACTTATTTTCTTTCATTACTCCTAACCAAGAACCGAAGTTATCGATTCCTCTATCAAAGAATATTTCGAAATCAGCTGCTCGAAGAGGTGGTCCCATTCGGTTTTTGATAACCTGACATCTTACTTTCATACCAATGGTTTTATCTTTACCATTTACCTTTTGTTTGATTTGTCCCATATTCTTCAAACGAAGTCTAACTGATGCATGGAATGCAAGAGCTTTTCCTCCAGAAGTAGTCCAAGGGTCACCAAACATAGCATTCATCTTTTGTCTTAATTGATTAGTGAATACTAAGGTAATTTTTTGCCTACCAATTAGATTGGTAATCTTTCTCATCGCTTTTGAGATAATAATAGCTTTATCAGTAGCATATCCATCTTTGCCATAATCAGCTGCTAACTCATTCTTAGTTGAAGCTGCTGCAACTGAATCTACTACGATTGTAACTAATTTATCCTTTTGTGTGGTTCTTACTTTTTCAATGATTGTTTCGGTAAATTCGAAAATTTGTTCTACTGAATCAGCTGATACATAAAGTAGCTTTGCTACATCTACACCAATTGCTTCTAAGAATTCTCTACTTACTGCAGTTTCGGTATCAATAAGAACTGCAACACCACCTTGCTTTTGTGTTTCAGCAAGGAGGTGAGCAGATACTAATGATTTTCCACTTTGTTCTAAACCAGTAACTTCGGTAATTCTTCCAACAGGAAGTCCACCATAAGGGCGATTTGAAATTGCAACATCTAACATTGCACATCCAGTTGATATCCATCCATCCACATTCGTGGGTGCATCATCCTCTCCTAAGAAGAATGCAACCTTCTGGTCTTTGTTTGTTTTATTTAGTTCAGACGCTAGGACTGATGCTAAATCAATTTCTTTTTTTGCCATTTATTATATATTATCCGTTAAACAAGTCATCAAATGCAGATGCAACATCATCCAATTTTTTCTTATCTTCAACCGTTGGTTGAGATGTTGGTACTGTTGCAGTAGCAGTTTCAGTTTTAGGTGTAGATGGGGTTGATAGAGTTTGTTGACTCACACTACCTTCACCTTCATCTGATGTAGGATTTAACCATCCTTCTAATACTGATTTTAATTCATCATAAGTTAATTCAGAATATATGTCAGTAATATTAGTTTGACTTTCTACAAAGTTTTGTTTAGCAGTTTCATCTGCAGACAATGGAGTCTGATTTGGTTTTACACGAACAGTAGTTACAGGATATGAAGTTCCTGCATCATCTGCAGATGTATACTCAATAGTAATATCTCTACCATTGTCAACATCTGTAATATCACCATAATCAGGGTCTGCGATATATCCTAACAATTCTTGGTAAACAGTTTTTCCGAATCCCCAAAATCTTACACCTTCTGATTCCTCACCTTTTACGATTACAGGTACAAAAGTTCTTAATTTCGGTTCCATCTTCTTAGCTGCTTTCCAATCTTCTTTATCACCCATTCTCTTTAACTTATCAGCAAACTCAACGATAGGGTCTGGTCTTCCAAAAGAAGAAGGAGACAAATACGTTTTGTTGTTGATGTTGTAGTGAAAGAATAACTCAATGAAAGGATTTTCAGGAGAAAATTTGTAAGGAACGATTCTTACTTGGTGTTTACCAGGTGTTGGTTTCCACAAATTATCTTTACGATTTGAAGTGTTTTGTAGTTTGTTCAGTCTACCTCTGATTGCATTTAAATCAAGTGCCATAATTTTTAAATTTTAAAGTTTTATTTATTTATTGGTTTTATTTAGGTGTCTATCCTACACCATATATAAATATCAAAAAACCCGATTTTAAGAGGGTCTATCTCCATTTATCTATACAAATATACGAAAAGTTTTTAACAATTCCAAATGTTTTTTGAATTTTATTTAAAAAAGTTTTTTTCCCCATTTGTTAATACAAATATAAGGAATTATTTTGAGATTACCAAATTTATTTTGAGTTTTTTGAAAAATCTTTTACCCATCCGATAAATTGAGTATGTGGGAAGTGTTGTTTACTATCAAAGGTGTATTGTTTTACCATATGTTTATAAACTTGTTCAGATGATTTTTCAAAATTATGAGTATTCAGAGATTTATCTAATACCTCTTTACTAATTAAATCGTTGCCAGCCAATATCCAATTGAATACACCCCAACTAGCAGCTCCATTGTAATATGGAAAATCATTTGCATTTGGAACTCTATATTCACATATCTCTAAAATTCTTTCAACTAATGGGTCTCTCTTTAAATCATTATGTACATATTTCCAAAATGGAGTATCATCTCTTTTTGTAATATAGTGCATTTGAATCAAACCTCTAAATTCATCTAACATCATATTAAAGTGTTCATTATTTGCTTTGATGTTTGATTCTCTCATCATATCCTCTTTGTAAGGTGATAAGTAATGTTGTGTTAGTTGTACTAACTGAATAATAGATGAATGTATTGATGTTGCTTCTAATGGTTCTAAGAAGGAAGATGATAATCCTATTGAAAGTACATTCTTTTTCCAAACTTCGTTCAACCTACCACTATCGAACTTAATAGTTCTAAGAGGTGTTATCTTTCTACCAGTAACTTCTTGTAGTTCTTTCAGAGCTTGTTCCTCGGATACAAACTTATCAGAATAACAATATCCACATCCTAATCTTTCTTGAGTTGGAATTTGCCACATCCAACCATTTGGCATTGCCCATGCAGTTGTTGCAGGTGATATTTCTTCACCTTCTTCATATTGATGTGAATAAACTAATGCTGAGTTGATTGGTAGATATTCTGAATATGAAACCCATTCTGAACCAACTGATTTACTCAGTACTCTATTGAATCCCGTACAATCAATCCAAAAATCAGATTCTATTTCAGTTCCATCGGAAAGTATTACTTTATCCAATTCACCATTTTTTGAATTTAACTTAGTATTGGTTATTGTACCTTTTTGTAATTTAATTCCATTTTCTAATGCAATCTTCTTAAACCACTCACCAACTTTATGTGCATCAAAGTGATACGCATATCCAGGCTCAACGTTATCAGCATTTTCATTTTTTAAAAATGGTGTTAGATTCTTTTCCCAAAGGTATTTATTGGCAGTAGAATCTGCTGCTTTTCCATATTTAGAACATATGGTAAAATCTCTATCCAGTGGCCACTCTGAAGTTTGTGTTCCAGATAATGATTCAAAAAATTTATCACCTACTCCATTCCAATCTATACAATCAATTCCTAATTTAAATGTTGTATTACAATTATGGAAAAACTCTTGTTCACTAAATCCTTCTAATTCAGTTAAAGTAGATAGAAGTACTTTTTGTAGTACTCCAGTTGAACCTTCACCAGCTCCTATAATTGGAATATCATCACTCTCTATAAGAGTAACATCGTAAGCTGGAATATCTCTGTGTAAATTTTGTTTGGCTAGGAATAATGCTGATAACCAACCAGCAGTTCCTCCACCCGCTATAACTATTTTCATTTATAAACTATTTATTATGTAACTTTTTATTTCTGTTTTCTTTTCTTCCCAAAGGGATTCACTAATAATTTGTGGTACTGGTTCCGATGAACCTGTATATGATGATGTAAAATAAGAGGATGATATAAAAGAATCTCTGATACCTTCGTATTTAGGTAAACTTTCGGATAAATGATTAAAGTTAATACTTACATCACTTCCACTTCCATCTAAACTAGAAGATATCAGTACTATCATAGTTGATTCATCATCTATAAACTTAAAGTAGTTATCAAAAGATTTTACAAACCAATTAGCCATTTTTATATATTTTCGTTTATATAATCCTTTACCTCATTTCTTTTTGTCTCAAAAAGTTCTTCAGATATAGCATCACCAGCATCATCGGTATATACGGATTTTATATTCTCATACCCTACACCATCAATAAAGCTAATTGCTATACATTTGTTTGTAAAATTAGTAGTTACACAAACTACTTCATGTGTTTCATCTACAAATTTAAAATAAGAATCGTTTTCTTTAAAATAATGATTTGCCATAATACGTTTTAACTGTTGTTGAAAATGGTGATTCTTTCTGATGATTGAACATATACACCACTATAATTTCTATAAGTTGATGCTCTTTCTCTAACATTTAATAAATATCCTCTTTGGTTTGAATATATTTGTCTTGTTGCTTCTTGCCAGCTACCACCCCAACTTATATTATTATCAAAATAAACATCTACTCTATTACCAATTGGAACATAAAACCAATCTCTTATACTTGTAGTTCCCCATTGCCAATTCTGACCTAAAGCAGTTCCATCATATCTAAATTCCCAAGCTCTCGTATCTG